GAAGACCCAGAACATTGGAGAAAGAAACTTGAACTCGCAAGATAGATTAGAATATTTTTTGAATGGGATCACCGAATACATTGAGGGTAAAAACTTAGCACCTTGTGAATTCAAAGAAGAGTTTCAGCAAGCAGATCAGATATCTGACGAGCGATTGAAAACGTTGACTAGAGATGAGCTTTTTGACACAGCGTTTCTCTTATACCAATACGCAGACCATGTTGGTCAGGAGCGCGCTCATACAGAAAATGTAGTCCGATGGTGCAACGACACTCTTCAAAGGATCATTGCTTTCGAGGTCCAGAACGGTGAGTGGGGCAAGTATGAAAAGCACGAGATCAAGGTTGCCACGATCCTTGCGTCGGATCATATTGCCAGCACTGTCAACGCATGGAAATTGACTGCTGATGGCAGACTTGAGCATCTCAGAAACAGAGAATACAACATTAAACGGAAAGCTGAAATCTTAATTGAAAAAGGAAAAAGAAAATGAATGATGACGTATTATCCACAGTTCTTGGTATGTTGACCAAAGAACAAAAGGAAGAGCTGGCCGCTAAGTTAATTGCTGACGTTGGAAACTTACAGCCTGAAGATCAAAAAGAGCAGGTTATCAAACTTTCTTCTACTACAAATACGGTTAACGAAGATTTCACGGTCACAAGATCTAACTCGCTTAACACGGGTAAACAGCCAGTTAAAGGTAAGTCTAATACTTGGTTTGATGATGGAGAGAATAAAGATCCTGAATACGATCCAGATAAACATGCATCTATGGGAAGAAGACCAAGACCTAAAAAATCAAGAATCGAAAAAGTCACCAAACAATGCTGCGTTTGCAATAAATCCTTTGAGGTCGCAGCTAGTTTAATTTATGGAAAATTCTACAGATGCGATAACTGCGTAGGTTAAAAATGAAATTAAGTGATATTGGCGCCGAACGAGCGGTTCTAGCTGGACTCGCAAGCTACGGACTTGAGTGTTATGTTGATGTAATGGATGTAATCACTACGTCTACATTTACAGATCCTAACAATCAATTGATATATGATTGTTTGGTAGATCTAATAACTAAAGACGGTGTTGCAGATATTCCATCTATACTTGCTGCTGCAAAGTCTCTAGGTGTAGACGAAGCTATCTCTACACAAACCAATTTAGATTATATTGCTGATCTTCTCCAATACCCTGTAGACAAGCGTAATGTAATGCGCTTTGCTTTACAAATGAAGAAGTTTGAGTTTGCTCGCAACTCAAAGAAAGTTACTAAGTCTATTGAAAATAGCATAGACAATATGACTGGTGATGAAACCTTTGATCAAATCGTGAGCATGATTGAGATGCCTTTGATTGATTTTCTGCGTGAAGATGATTCTGGTGATCGTCCGCAATTGATCAGTGAGGGTGTAGACGATTATCTGGCTTTTGTGATAGATAATCAGTGCGACCAACTTGGACTATCTTCCGGTTTTCCTAACTACGACGCTGTGCTTGGCGGTGGACACAGAAGAGCTTGCGTTGATGTTATCTCTGCTCGTCCCGGTGTTGGTAAATCTGTCATCTCTGACAACATAGCTATTCATAATACCAGATCAGGTATCCCAGTTCTAATGGTTGATACTGAAATGAAAGTGGACGACCACTACAATCGTGTTCTGGCTCACATGTCTGGTGTTCCGCAAGATGAGATTGCTACAGGTCGATTCTCTGACGATGAAGAAAAGTATAACGCTGTTAAAAGAGCGGCTGAAGAATTAAAGAAGATGCCTTACACCTACGAGTGCGCTGCTGGCAAGCCGTGGGAGAGCATCCTTAATACAATCAAGCGTTGGATTCTACAGGAAGTAGGAACAGATGAAGAAGGTAGAACAAATGATTGTTTAGTCATTGTAGATTATCTTAAATTAATGTCTGCTGGCGGCATGGTAGATATTAAAGAATTTCAGGCTTTAGGTTTCCAAATCCAAGAGCTACACAATCTTGCCGTGAAGTATGATATCCCTTGTGTATGCTTGACCCAGTTAAACCGAGATGGTATCACACAAGAGACTACGGCCTCTGTAAGCGGTTCTGACCGCATTATCTGGTTCTGCACCTCGTTCTCTATGCTTAAAGAGAAATCGCCAGACGAGCTGGCTGAGGACGGACCACGGGGCGGTAATCGTAAGCTAGTTACTCTAAAGGCCCGTCATGGTCCACGAACCCTAAACGGAAACTATATTAACTTTAGATTTGAGGGTGAGTACGCAAGGCTCACAGAACTACACACAAGAGATCAAGGTCTAAGCAATCCCGATGGAGCTATCGAGGGTGCAGACCTACCATTTGAACTGGAGAACGAAGATGAAGATTAACAGCGAACCTAAACTAGATTTTGACGATGTATTAATCGTGCCACAGCGGTCAAGCATTGGAAGTAGGCGTGATGTAAATCTAAAGCGTAAGTTTAAGTTTTATCATTCACAAAAGCAGTGGTATGGTACTCCCATTATGGCGTCAAACATGGTAGCTACTGGAACATTTAGTATGTCCGCAGAGCTTATGAAGTATGGCATGGTTACCTGCCTACATAAACATTACGAGGCAGATAAACTGGCCGCTTACTACGAGTATTACGATGCTTTCCCTTATACTTGGGTTTCACTAGGAATGAGTAGTGACGGAGAGGCTTTTCAGAATATTGATATCGTAGCACAAAAACATGGTTTCTATCCTAATATCTGTATTGATGTAGCCAATGGTTATACAGAATATTTTGTAGATTATTGTAAGGCTATTCGTCAATCAGTTGGAGGCAATCCTATAATCATGGCAGGCAATGTTTGTACTCCTGATATGGTTACGGAGCTTATCCTGCATGGCGGTGTTGATATTGTAAAGGTGGGTATTGGACCCGGAAGTGCCTGCACAACCAGACTCAAAACAGGGGTTGGCTACCCGCAACTATCTGCTATTGCTGAGTGCGCTCATGCTGCTCACGGGTTACGAAAAGATACTGGTCGTCTGGGATTGATTTGTGCTGACGGTGGCTGTAGAACTGCTGGCGATGTAGCAAAAGCGTATGGGGCAGGAGCAGACTTTGTTATGCTTGGCGGTATGTTTGCTGGAACAAACGAATGCGAAGGCGATGTGAATGACGGCGTGTTCACATTCTACGGTATGTCATCAGAAATGGCGCAAGATAAGCATGGCGACGGGTTAAAAGAGTATGGAGCTAGTGAAGGTAGAGTTATTGAAATGCCAAGCAAAGGACCAGTTCAAGATGTGGTTAGAGATATCCAAGGTGGCGTTAGAAGCGCATGTACATACACTGGTGTTGACAACCTAAAAGATTTTGCTAAGGCTTGTCAGTTTGTAAAAGTAAACAGAACTCACTTTGATCAATCGGTATGAGTAAAACATTAGACCTTAATAAAGTTAAAGATATTATTTTCTCAGATATTTCTAAGCTATTAGAAAGTTTTAACTTGGAGTATTACCAAGATCTGGATAATATATTTATGTGCTGTCCTTGTCACGAGGGCAGCGATAATCCTAACGGCTGTTCCATATCATTAGAGAAAGAGATGTGGAGATGCTGGACTCGTGGCTGTAATTCTGAATATAACTCAGATATATTCGGTTTTATACGGGGCGTATTGTCGAAACAGACAGGACAAGAGCCAACTTTTTCTGAGATATTAAAACATGTATGTAAAATTTATGACGTGAATGGTGCGTCCAAGGAGAAGAAGAATGGGATTAATGATGGGAATAATACTAGCTTGGATGGCGGCAGCGACTTTTCTGCTTTGGTATCTAGCTTACAACGCAGACAGACAAGACGAAGAGATCCAGAGATTGAGATCACGGTTGAACTCCCGAGTACAGCCACCACCGTTTCAGAATACTTTCAGTCGCGTGGATTTTCCAAATCAGTCCTCGACGCTTTCGGCGTCAGGGATTGCTCTGGACTCAAACGTAGCATTATACCCATCTGGCAGAATGGCGGTCTTGTCGGATACATGGGACGAGCAATGCACGAGTGGGTCAAGCCGAAATTTTTATTTAACGAAGGATTCGTCAAAACAAGGTACTTATACAATTATGACACCGCAATATCAAGCGCGGCGTTCGGAGCGTTAATACTAGTAGAAGGACAAGGCGACGTTTGGAGACTCTGGGAGGCAGGATACAAAAATGCAGTTGGTCTATTTGGCAAGGATGTTTCAGAGGACCAGAAAGCATTGTTATTACAAAGCGGGATCACTAAACTAATTGTGCTATTAGATAATGATCAAGCAGGACGCGAAGCTAAGGTAGAGCTACAAAGGAAGTTAGGTAGACTATTTACTTTGGTGTTCCCTAAAACAACTGGGAGCGATATTGGTAAGAAAACTGTTCAACAAATTAAGGAAATACTAAAATGATTCTTGGGATATCTGGTAAAAAACATTCTGGCAAAAATACTGTGGCAAATGTTATTCATGGTCTGGCGCTCAAGCAAATGAACATGATTCAGGATTGGAGCGTTGACGACAAAGGTCACCTGAATGTATTAACTCAGGACGGCTGGGGCGTGTTCGACGTTACACGTAGAGATGCACAATTCCGTCAGTGGGCTGAGCCTAACCTTTATCCATATATCAAAATGTATAGTTTTGCAGACGCGCTCAAGTGGTTGGCAGTTGATCTGTTTGACATTCCAGAAGAATGCTGTTTTGGCACAGAGGAACAGAAGAACCAAATTCAAGAGCATTTGCTATGGGAAAACATGACAAACTGCGATTGCTTAGGATTCAAGCGAGGGCCACTGACCGCTCGTGAGTTTCTGCAACATTTCGGCACAGACATGTGCCGCAGAATGTGGGAACCAATCTGGGTCAACAAGTGTATTAAAGATATCAAACGTGAGGGAACATTGCTTGCTATCATACCGGATGTAAGATTCCCCAACGAAGTACAAGTCATCGAGGAAGCTGGCGGAATGGTTTTGCGACTAACCCGACACGTATTTGATGACGACCACAACAGTGAAACTGCCCTTGACGATTACAGTTTTAACCAATATCTGGACAATAAAAACGATAGCATGGATTCCACAATAGCAAAAGTCCAGAGATTTTACAGGTCTTTTCTATTAAGGAAGTTTGATGATAGTAACATACATTAGAAGTTCGTCGTATAATAATTATGATTATTGCCAGATGCAGTATTTTATTACTTATGTTCTAGGTTGGCGTGGCGATAGCGGTAGGCGAGCAGAGCAGGGTACTATGGTACACAAAGTAATGGAGGTTCTAGCCGCGCTCAAGAAGTACAAGCAAGAGAACCCGAAAGCTAGGATACTAAAAACTATTGATGACGCAATTGGTGAAGTCAAGGTTGGCACAAAGAAGTTTTACGAAGACGAGTTTGTAGAAGAGTTATTACAGAGAAGCTACGAGGCTTACAAAAAAGACTCTGTAAATACTTGGCAGCCTAGTCACTACAAAGAAGTAGTCAAAGGAGCTTGGTTATTCTTAAACCATAATAACCGCAAAGACTTTGACCCCCGCTACCGTAATGTATATTACACTGAGCCTCACTTTGATATCGAGATTGAGGAAGACTGGGCCAAGTTTGACTACGAAATCAATGGCGAAAGGGTTGAAGGAAGACTGGCTATCAAGGGGACGATTGACTTAGTGACTCAGATCGACGATGACACCATCGAGGTTATAGACTGGAAAACAGGGCGCAGATTGAACTGGGCTACTGGCGAAGTTAAGACATATGATAAGATGATGAACGACCCTCAATTATTATTATACTTCTACGCCATGTCTAAAATGTACCCGCAGTTTAAGTACAGGATTATGAGTATATTTTTCTCCAAAGACGAGGAGGGCAAGTACGATCCCCAGCCTTTCTCTCTACCTTTTGGCAAGGAGGACGAGCCAAGATTCCTAGAAATGTTGCGACAACAAGTAGAGAAAATTAGACAGAATATCAATCCAAAGATGATAGATCCTACGCATAGGAACTTTAAATGTAGGATTTTGTGCCATTTTTGTAAAAATAAATTTGACCCTAAAGACAGTGAAAGTATGTGCAAAACCGTGTATAATAGTCTACAGAGAGATGGTTACGACGAGACTGTAGCCAACTACACTAAAGACGGTCATAACATTGGTTATTACGAGGCTCCGGGATAATGGATTACTTAAAAAAGATGTCGCAGCATATAGACAAAAAGGTAAATTCTCTCACGTATATGGGGATTGAGAATAAGAAACCAAAAAAATTCAAGATTAGCCCGCTAATTGATATCAATTGGAATGAGATACTGGCTGATCCTCCTAAAAATACCAGTAAAACCACCAAGCATGAGTTAGAATATTTACAGGAAATAACAAAAAAAGCTGGATATGATTTAGGGATGGAAAAAAACTTCATAATGATGGTTGATAAAGAAGGTGGAGATCCATTATTTAAAAAAGTTCTAGTAAACAGACCTTTCCCACAGAAAGAAATTGATAAGCTATGGGACATAGTTGATAATGTAATTCAGGTATTAAAGTATAAGTATGATCGCCCTCGCCCTTACCACTTAGCGCCACTTATGGGTTATGACGTAAAGGTTATTCATACAGACACTCACCTGACTCCAGCATATCCATCTGGACATACTGCCTATGGAGCTATAGTCACTTATTATTTAGCTGCTTTATATCCAGAACTAAGCAGTAAACTATTCGCCATTCCCGGACAAATTGGCCTTGCTAGATGTATGCAGGGCGTACACTACCCTAGTGACAATGAAGCTTCTATGGTTATTGTTGGAGCTATTTGGGAAAACATTAGGTATAAACTTTATCCTGAACTAATTGGAGTATAATATGAAAGATCATTTTCAACAAGCTGATGAAATTTGGTATAACGAAACGTTTGGTTATACTGAAGAAATTACAGAAGATAACTTTTACGTTCCCTCAGAAGCTGAGTACGCTGACGATATTGACTGGGGAATAGAAACCGAAGAGTGGGATATTGCTGAGGCAAAACCCGGACTTTGGGATAATATTCGCAAAAAGAAAGAGCGTGAAGGTAAAAACTATAAGCCTGCCAAGAAGGGTGACAAAGATCGTCCAGATCCAGATGCTTGGAAAAAAGCTCAGTCTAAATACAAATACAAAGATCCTAAAACTGGTGAAATATACGAATTTAATAGACCCGGAATTCATAAGAAAAATGGCCAGACGCTTGTTCCTGTGAGAGCAGCTGAATACCAAGGCCGCAAGGTACAGCTTGGAAAACCATTTCGCACACCAAAAGGGCCAAAGAAATTTAGTGTATATGTAAAGAACCCTAAAGGAAACGTAGTAAAAGTTAACTTTGGTGATCCTAATATGAAAATCAAGAAGTCTGATCCCGCTCGCCGCAAG